GCCCCTACAAGCCACGTATCAGAATACCAAAGCTGGAAAGCTTTTCTGGCAACGTGAGATTGGAAAAGGAGGATGGCAAAGCATTATGAACGAATTTCATTCAAAACGAGCATCAACTTACATTTCGATGGACTGGAGCGGCTTCGATAGACGACTTCTACACGAGATGATTGACGATGTTCACGAGATCTGGAGATCGTACTTCGATTTTTCGATGTATGAACAAACCACTAGATACCCGAACCCAACCGTTGACCCCGACAAGATCGAAAGATTATGGAAGTGGATGACGCACTCAATCAAGAGGACGCCAATCGAACTACCAAATGGAGAGATATGGATGTGGACACACAATGGATTTGGATCTGGATACCAACAGACTCAACTTATGGATACCTTCTGCAATATGCTTATGACTTATACCGTTTTATCAAAACTTGGAGTGAACATCGAATCAGATGACTTCAAGGCAAGGTTTCAAGGCGACGACGCAATACTTTCGTTCCCTGAAAGGAAGTTCCTGACTTATGGAAGGCACTTCTTGACCCAAATGGCTGAAGTTGCACTGGAATATTTCAATGCAAAACTTAGCGATGATAAATCTGGAATAGGAGATCACCCGAACGCATTATATGCGCTTGGATACAACAACAGATATGGTAGACCTTACCGTAAAGACGAGGACCTACTCTCACATCTGATGTTTCCCGAAAGACCGCAAGACTTCGGAAGACTAGCTGCATCAGCAGCCGGCCTGGCCTACGCATCCTTAGGATGTAGCCGAAACTTCTACAATATGTGTGAAGAGATATGGACTTCAATAGTTGTTGAGAAACAGATCGAACCTGACTGGAAAATTCTTCGCTGGATGAAGAGAGCCGGAATGGAAGAAGTACTGGAAACGCTGACCACAGCGAGATTCCCTCAATTCGAGGAACTCTTAGCCGCTGGAATCACATCAACGCCCAGAACTGAAAAAGAACGTCAACACTCTTGGCCTACACGAGAGAATGATGTAAGAGGAGAGATAGTGTTTATGAATCAAGTATGAACTATGACTATGACACAATTTTTTTTCTCAATTATTT